ATTGTTCAACCGCCCTTCGGCGACCAGCAGGCTTGGTCCGGTGCGGCGATAGACAAACCGCAGGCGCAGGCCAGAGCGGCGCTCCCATTCACCGGGTGTGATGCGCCCACCACGCGCGGATTTGCCAGCCGCAGGTGTTGGGATTGCCAGCCAGAACCCGTCGCGTGAGCGGATCAGCGGCCCGGTGTCATGTGCGCCGATGATCACCGGTGCCTTCGACCAGACCAGTGCGGCGGCGCTCAGGCTTGTTGTGCCCTTGGGATATTGTTCGGAGCGGATGGTGCGCGCAAGCCGCTGACCCAGCCCCGCGCCGGTGATTTGCCCACGCCAGGCGGTTTTGAGATTGGTGCCAGCCTCGCGCGTGGCGATGGTGACGGCCCGTTCACCGGCCTTGATCTCGGCCGCCATAATCGCGGCCAGATCAGGCGTGATATCCAGCTTCAGCTTCATCGGCTGCGCTCCCTTATGATGTCACACTGGTCGCAGATCCACGGTCCAGACCAGCCGCTCCCGATCCCGTACGGGCTCCCCTTGGATATTGAATGCCTCGCCGTCGATCTCGATGCGGTCGCCGGGGCGCGGGTTTGGCACCTCGGCCACCCGCAGATCGACACGAGTGGTTTCCGACCAGAGCCGCGCATCGCCGAAGCTGGTGACCTCATCCGCGCGGCGGTTGACCACGCGGATGAGAACCGGGGTGCCACCGTCCGCGATGTATGTCGCATCGCGGGCGATGTTCGGATCGGCGAACAGATTGTCGATGGCCGCAGCGAAGACTGACACGCGGGTATCCTGCCGCTATCAGTTCGAGCTGTGCAGCCGGATCGCCAGGCGCGGGCGCTTGTTCACCGGCAGGATGGAGCTTTCCGTCATCAGATCGATCCAACGGCCCTTGGGATCCATCATCTGGCGGGCATAGAGCGGCAGGCCCACGGTGTTGGCGGTCTCCAGCAGGTTCGCCGGGCCGCCGTAGGTGGTGAATGTGTCGAAGGTCCCGAGCGGGAAGGCAATGCCCTCGCCGGTGGGGATCAGCCGCTCCGAGCTGCCATTCGAGAGGGTGACCGAGCCGTTGTATTCCTCAAACAGGATCCCTGAGAAAGGAAAGGCCCGGCGCATGTCATCGCGCAGCGGCTGGCCACCGGTGGCTGAGTAGAACTTATAGGCGTCCTCGGTCTTGGGGTGGCTGATCAGCTTGTCGAAGAATTCGGAACTGACCAGCGCATGGGCCGTGGTCATGGTCTCGCCCAGCAGATTGTCCTCGATCGCGCGCAGCACTGTTCGGACCTTGCCCTGCACATTGGTGCCGGCGGTCCCGAAGACGAAATCCACCGAGACCTGCGAGAGGCCGAATTCGGTGAAGTAGTTGTAAAGCGTGGTGCCCGCGCCATCCTTCACGATGCCGCGCAGCGCGTTGATCTCCATGTATTCCCGGGTCTGGGCGTGCTTGCGGCGCATGAGCGTCAGCTTGCGGTTCATCACCTCGACCAGCGGATCGGCCGCGTCTGATACGCCCAGCGCGGGCATCCCCTGAATGTCGGCGGGCAGGATCACATCGTCATGCGGGATCCACGGGAGCGCGAAGCTGCGCATCGAGCGCGCCTCGCGATTGCCAACGGTGGCGGGCGCGCCCAGCGGAACCGAGGGTAGGAGGCTCAAGACCCCTTCGCGCTGCTCAATCACGATGGAGCGCTGGGTGACGCCCTCGAAGCGAAACAGGCCGATCTGGCCAATGCGGGTGTAGAGATTGGGCAGGATGTTGATGGCCTGCGTCATTTCGGCGAGCGAATAGCCGCCCGCGTCAAACGGGTAGAGGGGCAGGGAAAAGAGGAGCCGTGCCGGGTTAGGCGGTGTCGCGGGCGATGATGCCGAGGCTGGCCAGCTGTCCGATTTTGGTGGTGATCTTGGCCCCGTCATCGACGGTGGCGTCATAGGCGAGGGCTGCGCGCGAGACGATCGCGGGGCCGCGGATAATCACCACGCCGATGGCATCGGCGAGCGTGGCGTCCACGGGGTAAAGCAGCACGGCGCCTGCGGTCTGTGCGCCATCCGATCCGCCGGATGTGGCGAGCTTGTATTTGCCGCTGGCGGTGATGCGGCCCAGCACGGCGCCGACCGGATAGGCGGTGCCGGCCAGAAGCGTGACGGTTTCGCGGGTATAGTTCGGGTTGACCTCGTATTTGAGCAGATCGCCCATCGTGCTGGGCTGGGTGAGAGCGTTCATGGCGGAGTTCCTGTGTCAGGGGTGCAGATAACGGCTCCGCCGATGCGGATCGGCGGGGTAGGGTGTCTTGCCTGTGTGCTATGCTGTCGGTCGGGCTTCCAGGCCTTGGACCGAGCCGAGAGAATTAGCGGATAAGCTCAGCCGCGCGGGCTGGCCGCTGCGCGCTTGGCAGCCGCCACAATCGGGCTTTCGCTGGCTTTGGGCAGGATGGGCGAGGGGGCGGCGGCAACCACATCACGCGCGTCCGACGCATCAGCGGCACGCTGCAGGACAAGTTTGCGCAGGGCCTCGGGGGTGGTGCCCTCGCGCAGCGCTTTCGCCGCGTCGATCGCGATGCCGAGGCGGCCCGCCTGGGCTGTGATCTCGGCGATCTCCGCCGCCGCCTCGCGAAACTGCGTCGTGAGCGCGGCCAGATTGCCAGGCTGTGGCGATGGCTGTTCGTTTGCTGCAGCAGATGAAGCTTGACGGGGTGTTTCGGGGGCTTGTGCCGCGGCCGGTGCAACCGGCTCGTCTGACGTGGCGGCGTTGGCCACATTGCTGGTATTGTCATCAACAGGTGCAGCACCAGCGGAAGTATCACAGGTGGTATCAATCGTATCCTGCGTCTGACCATCACTGGCATCCTCTGGCGTGTCATCCTGTTCCGGCGCATGGTCCATGGCTCTTTCCTTTCGGGGTTGGTGGGTAATCGCTTGGTGTTTGGGTGACCGAGTGGCGCGGCCGGTCGCAGCTACCGGCCTGCCCGCAATCAACTGTCGGAAACCGGCAAAGCCGCGCGTCAGATCGGTGACTTCGTCCGCGAGACCTGCCGCGACGGCATCTGTCCCGCGATAGGTCGCGGCCTCGGTCGCAATTGCGGCATCCTCACTCAGCCGCCCGTCGCGTCCCGTCGCGACGGTTTCCGCGAAGAGAAACCGCAGCACATCGATCTCGCGCTGGATGTCGTCGCGCACGCCTTCGGGCAGGGGCTGATACGGATTGCCGTCGACCTTGTGGCGGCCGGAATGGATCAGCGTCACGCGCACCCCGTCCTGATCGAGCTGGCCGCTCATATCTGCGTGGAGCACGACCACCCCGATGCTACCCACGGCCCCAGTGCGTGGCAGCAAGATTCGGTCGGCCTGGCTCGCCAGCGCATAGCCCGCCGATAAGGCATGTTCCGCAACAAAGGCCCAGACGGGCTTGGTGCCCCGAATTGCCCGAATGCGATCTGCGAGATCAAAGACCCCGGCCACTTCACCGCCAAAGCTGTCGATCTCCAACGCGACGCCATGGACGGCTGGGTCATTTGCCGCCGCCTCGATCTGCGCGGCAATCCCCTCATAGCTGGTTTGGCCCGAGGATTGCCCGATCCATCCGCCCCGGTGGATCAGCACGCCAGAGATTTCGATCACGGCGATGCCGTCGATGATGGGGTAGGGCGCCTCGCCATGCTGGCGATAGCTGTCTGTCAGGCCACCCGCCAGCAAGCTGGCGCGGGCGGGCAGGGCGGTTGTGTCGCGTGCATCGAGCACTTCAGTATCATCGAGCATCTCAACCCGCCGCCCGAGGATGCGCGGACCCAGACCGGAGAGGAAGGCCATGGCTTTGGAGGGGTCCACCAGCAGCGGCGTGTTGAAGGCGCGCGCGGCAATGCGGGCATGGAGCATCAGGGCTGGTCCTTCGCAGTTTTGCAATTCGTCTTGGATCATGGTAAGGAGGTCATGCATTTTGTAAGGAGTGCGGCTCATGCAAGAATCGACCGTGACCATCAAAGGCCAGACGACCTTGCCGCGGGATGTCCGCGCGGCACTGGGCCTCAGCAGTGGCGACAAGGTGCGCTATGTGATCCTTGATGGTGAAGTGCGCCTTATGAAAGCGCGCTCGGTGACAGAGCTGCGCGGTCTGTTGGCCCGGCCCGATCAAGCCACCGTTTCGCTTGAGGAGATGGACGAGGCCATTGCCGAGGGTGCTCGGTCCAGCGCAGGCACTGATCTGTGATTGCGATCGACACCAATGTTCTGGTGCGCTTCCTGGTGCAGGATGACCCGGAACAGGCAGGGCTGGCAGGGGCTGTCATCGACACGCTGAGCGAAACTGTGCCCGGCTTCATCTCACGCGAGGTCCTTATTGAGCTGGTATGGGTGCTGGAGCGCGCCTATAGACTTTCCAAACCCGATATCGCTGGGGCGATTGATGGATTGCTCGCCTCAGCTGAGCTGGTGATTGAGGGGGCCGATGAGGTGGGCTCCGCGCTGGAACTCTACCGCAACGACGGATTTGGGTTTGCAGATCTGATGATCGCCGCCGCCGCCCGACGCGCTGGGGCGAAAGAATTGGTGACCTTTGATCGCAAAGCCGCACAACTGCCCGGTGTCCGATTGCTGGGAGCCTGATCTCCAGATCAGGGCTGGTCCTCGTCTGCGCGCGGCCGGTCTTCCGCGTCATCGGTACGGTGTGTGTCATCGTCATCGCCTTGGGCCGCTGCGTCCGATCTATCATCTGCGCCTGGCACCGATTGCACCCCTTGCGAAGGCGAGCCCGGCCGCCGAAAATCCAGACCAAGCAGCCGTTCGCGCTCCCGCTCGGCCGCGATTTCGCGGTCGACCTGCTCGGCGTCATAGCCGCGCTCGGCAATGGCCTGCGTGCGGGATTTGAGCCCCGCCTCGATCTGGGCGATTTCGGCATTGGCGTCCTTCAGCGGATCGACCCAGTCCCATTTGGTGGGTAGCCAGTCCGCGGTGAGATGCTGCGCGCGGTTCGCTTCATAGCGGGGCAGGGTAAGCGCGCCCGAGAGCACCGCCGCATCCATCCAGCGCGCATAGACGGGTCGGCAGAGCTGATAGACCATCACCGCATGCTGCCAGGCCGAGACACGGCGGCGAAATTCGATCAGGGCGAGGCGAGAGTTCGAGAAGTTGCCCTTCACCATGTCATTGGCGAGGTAAGGGTAGGGGATGCCCAGCGCCGCTGAGATTTGCAGCAGGGTGCGGTACTGAAACGGTTCATAGGTCGCGCCGCTATCGGCGGGCTGACCGACAGTCACATCCTCGCCCGGATCAAGGCGCACGATCTGGCCCGGGCTGATTTCTACCCCATCTGGCAGATCTTCGTCTTCGGCCGGCGCCAGTGGGTTCTCGGGCGCAGGCGAGGTCACGAACATCGCGTACATCGCCGCAACCTTTTTGCGGTCGAGCTCGGCATCGTCATACTGATCGAGCAGGAACAGCTTCACGATGGCCGGGGCGAGCTTTGAGACGCCCCGCAGCTGCCCGCCCTCCACCGGATCGATCACGTGGATCACTTCCGATGCTGGAACGCGGACCGTCTCTCCGGACAGTTCCGGATCGGTGCTGTCACCGGGATGGCGGCGCAGGAAGTGATAGGCCACGCGCCGCCCGATCCGGTCGAACTCGATGCCTTGACGGATTGCATTGCCATTGGCAGCTATCCCGGACTGTTCCAGTGGTAACATCTCCGAGGGCAGCATCTGCAGCTGTAGAGGCACCGAAAGCCCATCGCCTGCGCGGCGCATGCGGATGCGGAAGAACACCTCGCCCGCCATGAACACCTCGCGTGCGGCGCGGCGTTGCAGCCCGTAGAAGTCCGTCAGCCCCTCGGCATCGGCCTCGTCGGTCCAGGCAAGCCACAGCCGCTGCAGCTCTTCCTTGCGCGCCGGATTCGCGATCTTGGAGATCGGCTTGATGCCATCACCCACGGTATTGGCGGCCCAGCTTTCCACCGCGTTCACCGCATAGCCATTATTGCGCACAAGCCAGCGGGCACGCGCGGTGATGTCGGGTCCGGCGGCTGCGATCAGCGCGTTGACATGCGCGCGTGTCGCGCGAAACCCGCGTAGCCGGCGGTGATGCTGTCCGGCATCGAACCCGCCGATGAAGGCACCCAGGCGCTGCCGCCAGTTCATCGCCATCCCCATCACAGGTCTTTCACTGCAAAGGGACGCAGTACACGCCCAGCGCCGCGCTCGAGTTTGGCCATACGACGTTCGATATCGGCAATGGCCGCGGCTAGTTCCGCGTCAGACCCGTAGGTCACGGTCTTGCCGTCATAACTCACAGACCGCGTGCCGCTGTAGCGCGCGGCCAGCAGTGCCGCATGGCGAGCCTTCAGATCGTCGAGGGTCATGGGGTGTCTCTTGTTCTGCACACTGTTGGTGTGTATGTTCGATGCGTGTCAGGAGGGACCTATGCCGCAGACAGCATCAGAGAAGCAGCGCACCAACATCACGCTGACGGCCGCCAATCTGGCAGCAGCGCGGGAGCTGGGCCTGAATGTCTCCGCCATCAGTGATGCGGCACTGGCCGAGGCGGTCCGCGCCGCAAAGGCAGAGGCCTGGGCGCGCGAGAATGCCGAGGCCATTGCGGAGCGGCGCGCCTGGATCGAGGCGAATGGGACTCCACTGGGTGACCTTCAGGTCCTGAAGCTCGACTGATGGCGCAGTTTCATGTGTATCGTGTGCCCGGCGGTCGGGTGGTGCTCGATCTCCAGACTGATCTGATTGAAACCGGCACGCGGGTGGTTGCACCCTTGGTGCCTGCAACTGCTGGACCGAAGGCCATCGGACGCCTCGAGCCTGTCTTCGAGATCGATGGCACAAAACATGTGCTGCACACAGCGGAAATGGCCGCGATCCCCTCAGCCTTGCTTAAGGGACAGCCCGTCGCGGACCTGTCGCGCTTTGATTACGAGATCCGGGGTGCGCTGGACATGGTCTTCTCGGGATTCTGATCATTCCATGTATCGGGGGGTGCTGATCTTCCAGCCGCGGCGGCGGGGCGCGGTGATGCGCCCGGCCTTAGGTTCTGTTTTGTTCTGGGCAGCGTACGGTGCTGCATCTGGCGCAACACTTGGGGGTTCGACCCCGGCTTGGGTCTCCAGCTGCCGCCACATCCGCTCATCAAAGCGGTCCGCGCCAAGGATCCAGGCCGCGGCCCGCGCATAGACCCGGGTGTCGAGAGCTTCATTGCGCTCGCGCAGCTTTTGCCATTCCTGCCGGGCATAGCCGCGCTTGTCGCGGATCGTGACCAGCTGCTCGGCCACGAGCTGCTTCAGCCATTCGCTGTCCGCCCAGTCGGGTAGGTGGATCGTGCCTGCGTGGGGTTGTACGCCGTTGGCTATGTCTTCATCACTGGGCCGCTCAATGCGCAGATACCGATAGGTCTCCGCCTTGAATGTGGCTGTGGCCACGGTCCAGAGCCGCGCGCCGCGTTTCAGCTTTCGTCCGTTCACGGTGGCATCGACGAAGGTCGGGCCCGATACCGGTGTGGCCCGGTTGAACCCTTCGAGGCCCTTCACCGGTGCCACCTGCGCGATGCCTTGTTTGCGGGACCAGGCGTAAACGGCAGCGGATTCGTAGCCCGTGTCGATGGCGAGCTTGGCCAGCGTCATAACGGCACCCCGCTCGTGGACCCATGCCTGCGACAGAAGGGCGGTCAAGGCTTCCCAGCACGCCGGATTATCCGGCCCGCCCGGAATGACGATGTGGTCCACCAGCCAGCTTTCCAGACCCCGCCCCCAGGCCCAGACATCAACCTCGATGCGGTCCTTCTGCACATCGGCCCCAGCGGTCAGGAACAGACCACCTGCGGGGATCTGCGCGGGGAAGACCTCGCGCCGGTCGGCCAGCCGCTGCCATTCCGGAGCTTCGCCGCTTTCGATCCAGGTCTCGCCCAGGAGCGTGTTGCGCGCGGCGCGCAGCATCTCGTCGGACCCTTGCGCCGCCAGCCAGTCCCGCGCGATTTGTTCCCAGCTCTTCCAGCCGATGGGCGAGTAAAGGGCGGACAAGTGGAAGCCGATGGCGGTCGGATCAGCGCTTGCAGCCGTCGCCCGCCACTCGCCGCGCTCCAGCATCTGGGTCTTGTGATGCTCGGCAATCGGCGTCTCGCAGCCCGCGCAATGATAGGCTGCCGTTTCCGGCCGTCCCTTGTCCCAGCGCAGGCGCTCGAACTCCAACCACTGCATATGGCCGCAGTGCGGGCAGGGGACAAAATATCGTCGCTGATCAGAGGCCTCGAACTCCCGCTCGATCCGTGACAGTCCCCGGATGGTGGGGGTCGAGACCATGAACACCTTGCGCCGATGCGCAAAGGTGGTGGTCCGCGCCTCAGCCAGCGTGACCGGGTCGCCTTCCTCATCGGCTGAGGCGGGATAGGCATCAACCTCGTCGAGAAACACATAGCGGGCGGGCATCGACCGGAGGCCAGTCGCAGAATTTGCCCCCGTCAGCACCAGAATGCCGCCGGGAAATTCCTTGGACAGCATCGAGTTGCCCGCATCGCGCGCGCGGGCCGGGCTGACGCGCTCCTTCAGCGCCGCGCTATCCTCGATCAGCGGATCGATCCGGCCGCGCGAGCTGCGTTTTGCCATCTCGACGGTCGGCAGGACGGCCAGCATCGGCCCCGGCGCGTGATGGATCACGAAACCGATCCAGTTGTTGCCTGCTTCCGTGGCGCCGACCTGCGCGGCCTTCATGAAGCTGATGCGCTGTGCCGGGTGGCTCGGGGACAGTGCATCCATGATGGCGCGTAAGTAAGGCGTGCGCGCAG